TTCAACTTTTTCTCCATTAATATTTGAAGTAGAAAGATGCTCTAGAAGAGTCATTTTATTATTTACAATAATATTAGTATCTACTAAAGCTTCAGTATTTTGCACTTCCGATAACATATAATAAGCAGCATGTACTTTATAATGTGGAAGTTTTGTTTTAAAGAATTCTTCTAAGTTATAACTAGTTTTAATTTCATTAATTAAGTTATATTTCTCTTTTTTAAGAGCTCTACGGTTTAACTTTTTAGAAGATTCTAACAACGTTTGAATTAAAACATTAGCCTTACTTTCAGTAAGGGTTGTTGTTTTAGTTAACGCCTCGTATAATTTATATTCCTTTCCTAATTCGGACTTAACGAAATATTTTTGAATCAATTTAATAGCGGCAGACTCTATACCATTTAAGGTGTCAGCAGTTACTTGACGAACTAATAGTTCGAAAAGGATACCAGTATTTTTATACTTTGAATGTTTAATGTTCATTCCTACTAGGATTTATTATAAATATATAAGGAGATATTACTCTTTAATGTTTCTTTCATCTAATAATGATTCTGTACGTTTACCTAGAGATTCTAAAAGTGAACTATTTTTAGAATAAGCTAATCTAGCATTTTCTCTTAAACCAGGTTGATCGTCTACTTTCATTTCTTTTTTACCTAAACGATCTTTACCAAAGACATTTTGTTGGGTATTGATATTAGATACTTTTTCTTCAGGACGACCTAATGGTTCTTTTTCATTATACCCATCTGGCACATTAGCTGGGTCGCTTTCCATTCTACCTTGACCATACAATGATGCTAAATCATGTGGTGTACCATATGAACGACCTGTTGTTAATGGATCATTACCTTCAGTCTCAATTTGAGCTAAACGGAATCTACGTTTTTGATCCTGTACAATTAAGTCTCTATATTCTTCATACTGATCTTCGCTAAAGTGGAATACATGCTCATAAATCCAATCTGTTGGGAACAATTTATTCTCCATCATTTGGCCAGCTAGATCTACTTTTTCTTTCATTAATGCGATCTTTTCTTGATCGTAGATAATTGAAGGGGTAGTTAAATCTAATTCAAAATTAGTCATTTGTTCGTCTCTATACCCTTGAGCATATAAGTGAATGAGAGCAATTTTGTATAATTCTGAGATTAAGATGCGTTGAATACGATCAATAGTACGACCGAAACGAATATCTTCAGCTGCTAACGTTGCTTTACCTGATAGATTTTCATCATACCCCATAAATGCTTTTGGTACTTTAAGAGCAGCAAATAATTTTTCTCTTAAGTATTCAACATCTTCAATTGCGGCATATTCTAAACCTTTAGTAGTATCAATTTTTGTTGCTTGATCATTACCTCTAATTGGGATATAAAAATCTTCCATAACATTTTGCATGTTATATTTTAGATTGTACTCGCCTGTTTTCTGATCCATAAATGGGGTACGCTTCATTGTAGAAATTGTTTTCTGCATAAAGTTTTCTACCTCNTTTGGTGGAATTGAACCTACATTAATATAGAAGATACGTTTTTCAGGTGCACGAACAATTCTATGAATTAACATAGCATCCTCCATTAGTGAATATTGTTTAAATAATTTACGACCTGGTTCTAAGTAAGAACGTCCGTATGGAAGGTAATTTACATCAGATAATAATCTAAAGTGAGCAATCTCGTAATTATCAAATTCAATAGTATTTGAATTAGAATTATTGTTTGGTGTAGTATAATAACCAGAAGAAGAACCACCGTAAATACCTTCTGGGTTGTATGTAAATACTACTTTAGATGGGTTTTCTGGGTCGAAATTTTCTTTTCTTTCAATATGGTATGCTGAGTAAGGAATGACATTATATACACCAAATTTTTCAGAAATTTCTAGTTTTAAGAAAAAATCACCATACTTACACATTTGACGAGTCCAAGACCAAAGATTAAACTCAATGTTTAATACATCGTAAAATAAGTTGTATAGGATTTTTTGAATATCTTCATCCGAGGATTTTATTTGTAATACCTCACCCATATCATTTTTTAAACTACACTCATCAGAAATAATATCTAAGGCAGAAGCCACAATAGCATCTGTATCCATTAAATCATAATCTGAATAAAGATAAGTTCTTAGATATTGATAATTAAGGTTAAATTGTTGGCCATATAATGAAGTAGATGCTGGGTTTTGGTAGATGCCTTTAAATCTATCCATTAGGGAATTTGTAGCAAATTCACCAGAAGTTTGAATATGGTCTGTATCGATTACTTTAAGTTGGTTACCACCAACATTTCTAATGACTACGTCAGAAGCAAATAATCTTTCTAATCTTTTAAATAAGCCTTTATCAGCCATAATGTAATTTATTATTATAAATATTACCTAAGAAGCCAACTAATGTCTTCTTTTCCACCATATGGATTATCTATTTCATATGGGTTTTGGATATTTTGGTTATTATTATACCCTCCTACAAAAGGTGTTTTAGCAGTTGAAATAGAATTTAAAGTAGCTTTACTCATATCTAAATGTTGTTGTCTAAACTTAAAAGAAGTATCACGCATAAACATAGCAATTCCAAATGCCATAACCAAATCATCGTTATAACCTTGTTGTGCCTCTGCTCTACCATTCTTCCAAATAAACACTTTCATTTCTTCTATCAATCTACTTGATTGTATTGTTACACTTTGATCCGAGATATACTCTTGGAATTTACCAATTATCATTGGTCTAACTCTTGAAGTCATACTAAATCCAGGAACCATTTTACTCGTATCCATGTATTTGTCAAAATACGAATCTACTCTTGTGGAATCACCTTTAGTTGAGTAGTGAAGATTAGTATATCCTCTATCTATTACTGTTTGGATAGTAGACCAACCAATTGAGGCATTCTCAACTACAAGTAAAGCTTCATTATATTCAGTAGCTATACCTACTAGTAAATGGCCATATTCTTTAGTACCAATTTGGCCCTTATATTCTGCTACTTGTGTATTTGTTTCAATGTCAATAACGTGGAACGCAGAATAATCCTTCCCGTCTCCACGAGCCACATCAGCAACCACAAGGTAGGATCTTGAATAATCAGCGGGTTCCCAAATCCATAAGTTCTGGTCAGCGCCTCGTTTTTCAAGTGGGTCTTTAATATAAGTTTTTTCATAAAATTCAATATACTCAGGGTAAAATACAATATCACCTGAAGTAGAGAAATCACAGTCACATTCTTGTGCTGCCATTCTAGGATCACCTAATAATTCATCTTGTCTATCCCTCCATGTTTGATCACGTTCAGGGTGTACATTCCAAGGTAGTTTAATAGGTAAAAATTGATTTTCACCATTTTCTGCTCTAACCCATGTTTGATGAAACCAGTTACCTGTACCATAGGGGGTNGATAATGCTATACATCCACCACCAGTAGCTAGTGTTTGTTGAGCTGAGGCCCAAATTTCACCAATATTATCAATAAAAGCTGCCTCATCAATTAATAGCAAAGAAACGGCTTCTGATCTACCAGCATCACTTGAGGCTGATGTTGCTTTGATTTGTGAACCATTACTTAATCGTAATGTTAGTTTATTATTTTCAGGTGCATCTATTTTAAGCCATGAAGGTAAATTTTCATACATAAATTTAACCTTCGTAACCATGTTTTTTGCAGTTTCTTGTTTAGTTGCAATACAAAGTACGTTTTTATCTTTATGAAATAACATTAACCATAAAGAGTAACCAGCACCCAAAGTTGAAATACCTAACTGTCTAGATTTTAATACTACAGAATAAGGATTTTCCTGGAATAATTGTAATACTTTTTCTTGGAATGGATATAAATTAAATGGAATACGCCCACGTTGTGGATGTTGGATATAACAGTATTTTTTCATAAAATGTGTTGGGTCAGCAGCACATTTAATATATTCAGATTGAATTATTTTTCTTAAATCTTGACTCATTTACCTATCTTCCAATACAGACGGCCTGTAAAGATAGGTTGAAAATTTTGATCAACTCCTACCCCAAAACCGTATGCATTTCTTTTTTTATTAACGTACATTAATTCACCGTTAATGCTTTGTATTTGTTCTTGATTACCACTTACCGAAGCGCCCCAAAATAATTCGCGTTTGTAGAGGTAAGTAGTATTAGTAATTGTAGTTGTTGGGATGAATATGTTGGATTGAACATCTCGTTTTGATATTAAGTTACGAGTAACCGTATCATTTATCACTATAAATCCAAGGCTATCAACCTTAATAGTATCAGTGTAAAAATACTTAGCATAATAATCTCTTAAAATACTCATAGTATCAATTGGCGCCTGAAAGGTGTCAATATTAACTATTGTCTTTCTAATATATTTTGGAACATATTCTTTTGTTGCAACCTTTAATGTATCCCATCTAGTTATTACTTCTGTAATAGTCTGTGGTTCTACTGGAGGTGTAGAAGAGCAGCTTTTTTGATAAAACAAAAGAACTGCTAATACTACAATTAGTAAAGTTTGTATATTTTTAAAGTAACCCTTCAAGTTCCTTCTTAATTTTAGTTAAATCTTTTAAGCGAGCTAACAGTCTTTCTTTATCTTCACCTTCTGCTTTTTTCCATTTGTTAACTACAGCTTTCATCTCTTTAGTTGTATCTTGTAGTTTACGAGAAATAGTAGATATTGAATCGTCCTTTTTAATATCTTTAGCTGTTGGT